CAGAGTAGTGGCTGCAGGAGTTGTGTTATTGGCTCTAGATTTGAAAAGTCCGCCCATTGTAGCTCACCAAACTGAGAAAAATCTAGTCTTGCGACCGTGAAGATCAGCATCGAATGCCGCAGTCTCTATAACACAACCATCGAGTTTATGGGCATGTATGATACTTTTTGGCCAATCGACTATGATAGCTCCGTGGGCAAAGGAGTGACCAAACTTGTACAACACAATGTCGCCCATTTGTACTTCAGACTCAGTGATCTCTCGAGAATACTGAAGAACATACGAGGCAAACTTCTCTTCTTTGGTATGAAGAAAGAATTGTGGGGAATAGTACTCGATTTGAATTTCTTCAGACATACCACTCTCAGAGAATACCCGCGCTAGAAAGTGCGCGCAGTCTACCCCAACACCTTTTACACCACAGTTGTCATGGAATGGCGTACCTATCCAGCTTCGAGCTACTTCAATGATTTTCTCTCTCATAGATCACCCCAGAACTACTTCGGGAAGAGGAATAAACCTATCTCCTCGAAAATTATTTTGATTGTTGAATAATGCGCATGTTGATTGTTTCTTATCGCAACCGGCAGTCACCGTAAAGGTATCACCGGCGGATACGGAATAAGGAAATGGGTGTAGGAGAGCAAACTTTGCCAACCCATCCCATGCTGTAATTAGTCGAGAACATCCAATATTCAGACCAGATGTAAATATCAACCTACCAAGTACAAATGTCCCAGAACCAGAAGGAGCACTCACAGCCGCGCTCGCCACCACTGTTACTCGAGTAGAAGTCGCTATAGCCGTACCGGTTAGAGAATAGGTAGCCTGAAGAAGAGAACACCTATTATCGTAGAGTTGGTTTTTGCAGCTTGCTTGGTAGACATTTCGAGGCATCTGCATACTCAGGAGAGATTTGTAATCTCTTACCGTGATAGTTGCAGAAGATGTTGTTAAGGCAATATCACCAACGATGCCTCTGAAGATGATAACAGTACCAAGCGGTACTGCCCCAGTCGGAGGAATTGGGTGGTTGGGCATTGTTGCAAAGTAAGCTCTAGACACGACAATATCTGCATTGTCAAATGCACCACTTCTAAGAGCGTATAAGAATGACGCAGAACCAACAGTTTCAGAAGAAGGTGCTCCCGTCATTGGGTCTATAAGTCGTGGTGATATGGTGAAGGTCCACTGGTCTGTATCAAGACCTACCTTCCAATGACCCTGACTAGAATCGTTACCAGTATCAAGAACCATTGGTACCCACTTCATACCAGCGAACCATAGTTCTCCAGCACCGAAGATCTTTGGAGCAGAGAAGATAGATGTATTTGGAGCTGATATAGCAAAGTCAGCGGTTGTAAACGTGAGAACAAAGCCATTATACAGACTGATAGTGTATAAATCAAACTGAACAACAGTTACGTTACTCTGGTTCTTACCGACTACCGTATTGAAGTCTATACCATAATCTGCGTTAAAATCAGCAGACGTGTTCCCTACAAGAGATTGAAAATATGACAAAAGGGCGGGCGATACTGTTTTCATCAGACTGAGATCTCGTTGCTGAATTTAAGACTTTGTATCGCTGATAATCCTGGAGCAGACCTACCGACGTCTAACATATCTTCGTCGAAACTGCAGACCCAGTTGTAAATACCAGACCACATCAATGAAGCATTGAGAACAGGAGCTACAGCAAAGATAATTTGTGATCTGCTATTCACCGTGTAAGTAGCCGGTACACCATTCACGTAGACACCAACAAACGATGCCACATTATAGACAGGCTCTGTGAATCCCCCGTATGTTCTAACCAGACCAAAAGTGGTAGAGACGCCATCCCCAAGACCAAAAGGCTGATTAGTCACCGTGAAGTCATCTGTATCTCTATAAAGAAATGCCTGACCAGAGACAGTCTGAGATACGAAAAAACCAACAAGAGTTTCAAGCTCGGTATAACCGGCTGTTCGATATTGAGCAGATCGAAGAAACTCGACTGGTATATCCCAGTTCCAGCGGGGGACTGATCTGAATGGGAGACGAGTCCGCCGTCCAGATATACTTTCAAGTCTTGCAGTCTTAAACGTCAGAGACCTCTTTACTGGCCATGATATTCCAGGAGGCAGAACAAGTGTATTCAGAGCCATATCAATATCTCGGTCTTGAGGAAGGATTAGCGTCGAAATGTGTCGCCACAATCTTAGCTATTGACTTTGGATCCATTACTGCACCATGGAAATGATAGTGTGACTCACTACCGCCTCCACTACCAAATCCAGAACTATTATCATTCAGCATAGATCGGAACTGATCGGCCACACCACCACGGCTTGGAATAACCATTTCGTCTTTATGGATCATAGCTAACTGATCATTTGGAACTCTATACGAACCAACGTCAAAAGATCCAAACGCTTCGACCGCACCAAAAGCGACGGCGGCTGCGGCTGGAGCCAAGATTGGTCCAATAATGGGTATCTGAACAACCGACGCATATGCACCTGCAGCTGCTGTAGAAGCATCTCCAGATATAGTCGTCATATGACCGGCCCTCTCTACCGCTGCGCCAGCGGTAGCGCCCGCCGTTACGGTAGCTAGTTTTACCGCAGTACCTGCAGCAACCGCCGCAGATTGAGCCGTTTGAGAGGTCACAGTATGGAGGGTCATCATAAGCTGTTGTTCAGCCCAGTGAACTACCATATCGACACCAGCTTTTACAAACATCTGAGTGATTTGCAAAGCCATATTCTGCATAAACTGACGCAGAGAAGTAGTACCCTGTATCATCCCCATAATGCCGCTCGTTATCGACGAACTCATCTGGTTAGCGATTTGATCATAACTCTGTTGGATTTTACGATTGTCTTGAGCTATAATCTGTTCGCGTTTTGCTGAAGCTTGAGCCGTGATAAGAGTTATCTTATCTTGGTATTGCTGATAGCCTAGAGTATCTACATCCTCAAGATCACGTAATGTCTTGAAATGCTTCGCCTCTAAAGCAGTTTGTTCAGCACTGAGAGCTAGATCGGCATCCAGCTTCTGTTGGTTAGACATAGAGTGTGCTTGAACTTCTTGCACAAGTCTTGCTTTACGAGCTTCAAAAGCTGTGTTTGCAAGAGCAAAAGAACTGTTCTCTGCCTCAACAGCGCTGGCTTTCACAGCCTGATCATACGCATCTTGAGCCATCTTCTTCTTCAGAAGAGCAGCATTCTGTAGTGCAACATCGTCTCCAGCGGCTTTTAACTCAAGGTCAGCAGCTTTCTGAGCAGATGCTAGTTTCTCTTTTGCAGTTGTATCCTCATTAGACGCAAGAGCATTTTGAGAACGAGCAACTTCAAGAACTTTCTGAGCAAGAGCTAGTTGTGCCTGATGAAGACCATTTTGCGCTTGTATCTTTGCAATCTTAGTTTCTGCTGTACTCGCATCCTGCTTCCACGCTTCAACTAATTGTTGAGCGTCTTTTACAGAGTCTTTTTGACCTTCAGCATTACGCTTTAGAATTTCACCTTGAGCTTGCGCAACAGCATTACCACCTGCAATAGCATTAGTCAGATCAAGAGCAGCTTGTTTCTCTTTTAGAATAGCTTCTTCTTGAGCGGGGGATACCGACTTAGCATTAGCACCAAGTCCTTCCCCAGTGATATTTGCTGCTTCTTGTTGACGACGAACAGGGTTAGATCCAAGTGCGGCAATAGCCTTTGCTACCAGCTGGTCGCTACCAGTCTCAGCTGCAGATTGGACGGATTGAGGAACATGACCATAGTTGTATGCAACAGATGTTATGGATGCTTTGGTATTAGCAGACAAGCCTTCCCAAGCAGTTCCTATTTCCTTTGCGGCAGCATCCTGAAACTCAACTACTCTCTTGGCCAAATTTTCTTCGGCTTCCTGTCTCGTCATAGTTGAAGATTCAGTTACCTCAGACCCATCGCTCATTTTATGAGTACCATAACCAACAGCCCAGTGGCTCTTGGATGGATCGTCTGCTTTATCCCAGTAGGCTTTTGCACTAAAACCTTCAAATTGAGCAATCAACTTAGCTGCGTCACCAGTGGCTTCTTTTAGACCTGAACCAACCGTGATGTTACCTAGACCTTTTCCAAGTGTAATAATGTTGGAATTTGCAGTAGCAAGTTGATCATTCAGAGTTGACATCTGAGTGACTATCTTACCGGCAGCTAACGCTGATTCTTCAAATCCAGGAACAGTAGCTTTTATCTGTTGTTCAAGTTTATACAGTGCATTTAGCTGAGCCTGCATCTCATTGGTTGCGTCGTTTAGAGCCTTAATCTCTGAAGCTGTAGAAAGACCCAGTGCTTGTGCAGCGGCAACCTGCTCTCTTGCTGCTCTCTGTTTCTCTTCAAATAACAACTTCTCTTTTTGTATAAACTCTCCTAAGATGACAGCCTGCATACCAGATACGTTATTCACCTTCTTATAGGCTTCGAACTGGTTCATTACTTCTGCAGTAACATCACGTTGATTCTGGAGAAATGCTTCTCCGGCTGTCTGAGGATTACTCATAACAGCAGTCAGAGTATCCGCGAGTGTTTTTGCTTGTTCTCCTGTCGTGGTCATTTCACGAGTGATATCTACAAGAGATCTCAAAAGAGGCCCCGAGATATCAGGAATGCTACCAAAAGAAGCAACAATTGACGATGATACCTGAGGAGAGATGTCTTTCAGATGGCTTAACTGGTCTGTAAGAACACGAACACCTTCTGTCACCGTTGTAAAATTATTAGCTCGAAGAGCCGCTGCAAATGCATCTATATTACCAGATGCGGAAATAACCACAGCGGTCATGGAGACTATACCGGCGCGTGCTCTATCAGCCGAGCTAAAGAACTCGTCGTATGCAATTTTCGCCTGACCAATAGTGGAAAGAAAGCCTCTATTCTGTCTTTCAAGAAGAGGTAAATACTCAGCAGAGTAAGCCAGTGTTTTTGTGTAGTTCAGGAAACTCGTAGTCGTATTAACAACTGCGTCTTGAACAGCAGTCATTCCTGTCTTTACAGCGTTATTGGCCGAAACAGCAAGATGAAGTGATGCAGAGAATGTATCAACAGCAAAACCTGCCGCTTTCATTGCAAATGCGTAAAATGCGTAAGATTCAAGAGACGAACTCGCATCAGCAGTTTTACCTGCTGATTCATTCAGTCTGTCAATGCTCTCTTGGAGTTTCACGAAGGCAGGGTTAGCCGCCTCCGCACCATTCTTCATATCTGTGGTAGCTTTTGTTACAGAATCTCTAGCCGCGTTTAACTGGTCTCTAAGTTCTTTGGTATCGCCACCAAAAGATACTTTGACATCAGATTGCGACATTTGGAACCTCATCTACTGCTGCAAATTTAACAGCCGCAAAGGCTGCTCGTATAGCTTCTCTCGGGTCAGGAGGAAACTCTTCTACTGTGTTTGTAATTATGGGTTGTGGGGTATAGGCCCCAGCCCACGCCGCAATCAGACTAATGAGGTCTTCTGAAGATGGTCTATTCAATCTGTATTTGTTTATCATAGACAGATCAAACAGGCTCATTTCATCTATTTGTTCAAAAGTTCTTCCGTCGGCAAGGAAACGGCCATAGAGTCTGTCCCAGTCGATGGGGGCACCACCGGAACTAACTCCCCCGATGACTTCGGAACCATACCCCCGATTTCAAGGATTTTTATCATAATCGGGGAGATATCTAGAATTTCAACCTCCAGATCTTCTACTTTTGCCGCGTCTTCTGGGTAGTCGCGAGAGAGGCCAACACCGATAATCTTGATTGCACGATCGATGTTGCCTAGAGTTTTGTCGCTCATAATGTCGTCGGCCTTCCGAAGCTGGCCGAGTGACAGAGGGCGAATGATATAATCTTTACCAGAAAGATTAACTGTGATTGGATCAGGACGCATAGATTTTCTCCTCTTATGTTATTGGATTACGACACTTCAGGGAAGATAAGTTTGCCTACGTTACCAGCCGCATTGGCAAACATATGAATTTCAAACTCTGGCATAATAAAGTCTTCCAACTTCGCGGCGATAGCAATCTTAGCTGCCTGACACTGATTGTATCGAGCAATAAACGCCTTACCGCTGCGCATTGTGTAATAGTCTAACTGGAAGGTTGGAGAAGAACCAATGAGCATATTGGAGATATTCAAGGTCTGACCAGTAGTTACTGTGCTAGTATAGTTGACAAGAACACCACCGACAACAGCACTGTCAGCAGTAGCAAAAGTGTACACGCCAGCAGCACTTACCGAGTACTGACCAATAATCGGTGCAGAAGCAACCTTGATGAAGGGCAGATTCGACACCGCGTACACAACACCAAGATCTTGATCAAAAGTTGCAGCGTTAATCACTGTAACCTGAAATGGTGTTCCTGGAATTGCCCAAGCTTCGTTCTGGTTCCATTTCAGACCACCAGATACGAAATTGTTACCGAAGAAGGTGGAGTTCCACGCGATACCTGAGAGAACTGCCGCCTTAATCTTTCCGCTGATCTTTACAGTACCGCGAGCAGCATCCAAAGGGTACTGGTTCTGACCGTAAAGCTCTTTGATGTTGCCGGAGAACTCTGGGGAAAATTCTTGGGCATAACCGATATTGATTGGCGTCTGGTTAGCAATGTCTGTACGAGTGACAATGATTGATCCAGGGCCAAATGCGTCCAATGGTGTAGTCATTTACGTTAATCTCCGATTGAGGATTATTAGGAAAGAAGCTTTTTCAATTCTTCTTTGGCATTTGAGACAAAATTCCAAGACTCAGTAGACTGAGCGATTACGGAACTTGGAAAACATCCAGCGAACCAGCGGTCTACTATGTCAGCCGCTGTATCCTTCGAGGGAGTCGGTAAAATTTCCCCCGCTACTAGGCTAGCGGCGGTAGGTAACTCCACGGCTGTAGCCTCCTCCACAGGCGTTTGAACGGGGTCCAGCGCGGTTATAACTTCCGTCGGAGGCACTAGTTTCGAGAAATTATCGAGAGGCAGGATTGGATCTTCTTCAGTCATGACATTTCCTTATGTGGTTACGATGGAGATAGGTATGATGATCAGACCATCGTTGTCTAGATCACCTGGATCGCGCAGAACGTCTCCGTCAATTCTGCAATGAGATACGACTCCAGCCAGAGTAAGCCGTTGCTCTGCTGGGCCTGGATTTAGAGCAGCGTCTATAGCATCGAGAATGACACTAATGTCTGAGTCAGGAGCTATAGATGTGTCAGAAGAATCAAGATAGATAAAGATTCTTAACTGAAATTGAAGAACAGCCGGTGTATTCTCGGACTTGTAAGAAGAGACTTCGTGGTGACAGGTCATGAACATTGATGGTCTGTCTGTCTTAGCAACATCTGACCACAGCTTTAATCGCCGTGAAGAGATAGCAAACCCTGTCTTACCTGTAACTGGTCGAGCGAATGTGGCACCCGACAGTCGCGTAAACACAGCAGATAAGATTGATTCTCGTGTCACATTCAGCATCAGAGCAACGCCTTCTTTACTTCTTCAGTTATCTCGCGTTCGATTGTCCCCTTCATATCTTGTAGAGAAGACCGAAGGTAACTACGTTCAGGCATAAGTGACCCAGGATGATGGACAACTTTTGCGAATGTCATCTTTCCATTATACATGAAAGCTAATGCTTGAGCCTTTACAGGAAAGATATCATGAGGAGGAGTTCTACCCCCGTATTCATGAATAGCATTGTATGGTACGTCATTTGTAGAGAATACCTGACCTATGATCTTATCACCACCGTCAAATACGCTGTGCTGTATAGATCGCTTCAATCGACCAGATTTTGTGTTCAGTACCTGACCAGAAAGCTTATCGTTCTTAACATGAGATTCAAGACGAAGAGTAAGCTCATATACCTTACGAACAAGAGCCTTACGCATGAGGTCTGGCATGGCGTCAAACTTCTCAGCAATCTTTTCGCTTACCGTAACCTGAATGTTTAGCATGGGACAACCCGCTTAAAATTCTGAAGACTTTGAGCAACAAAGACTGGGACAGCTTCGTTTGTAAATGATACAGTTTCAGCACCACCCAGAGATTTGGAAGAATATCCAACGCGATCTTTAGTAGCCCAGCGATATGCGATCCACTCTAAAGCACACTGAGTCAAATCTGCAGGAATATAGCCGTATCCAAGAGTGATTATCTTGCCAGCGTCAGCCGCAGAGAATGTGTACAAACCAGTAGAACTCACAGTGTACTGGCCGGTTGCCGGAGCAGTTTGAACGGGGAATAAAACACTTCCCGACGCGAATGCTACAGAGAAATCTGAACCCCAAATTCCGAATGGAGATAGGGCTTGGTATGTATAAGGGCCAACAGCTGGGACAGAGAATATCTCATTCTGAATCAGATAACCAGAAAGATATGTCACCAAAATATTCTGTGTTCCACGATTGAACCAATAGTTCCGAAGATACAGAATTTGCATATTTCCAGGAGGCTCGAGATCCGGCGGCTCAAGAACGTATCCAGAAGAAGTTAGCAGACTTGATAAGGGTACTACAGATCCCTCTATCGTGAGCGAATTGACAGATATAACCGGCCAGTTTTTTAGTTGTAACCGATCTTGGCCATTACCGTCATAGGTGTCTGTAATGATTTTTGGAAGAACAAAGTTGCGGTTAATACTGTTAAAGATGGCACGGCTGATCTGTGTAATCAGACGAGAGAGTGTTGCATCTCTTAAAGTATCGACAGTGGTCAGACTTAGATACGTTTTTACATCCAATAGGGATACAAGATCAGATTGTGCCATCTTCTAATACCTTACTTCTTTACGGATGGGTCAACAGGTGTAGGTACAACCTTGGTGACAACTACGGCAGGTGTCGTGAATACATCAGATACTTCCTGAAGCACAACTGCCCGATCTACGTCTGACTTAGACGCAAATGCCATCAAATCATCATCACTCAGCTGTTCGGCTACGGTACGCATACCTGTAACAATCAGCTGGATACGATCGGCTCGAGAACCTGCAGCAGCCGTCTCACCGAACACCGTAAACCCGTGAGGCTTCAGATCTTCGACAAAAATCTCATCCACCATAGCAAAGCCATCTACAACATCAATCTGTGTACCAGCAACCGACATCCCAGACAAACCTACTGGGGCAACCATTTTAATTTTGGACATACTCATCTCCTGTGAAATTGACGGAGGCGACTCTGGGAGGTCGCCTCCGGTTGCGACAAGGCCGAGGAGAAAAAACCTCAGCGCAACATCGTATGCAGATTAACCGTTACCAATGTTGGTAATAAGACCAAGCGATGGAGGGAAATAATGCTGCAAAAC